AATACCAAGGCCCGGCGGTATCCACCTCAAAATCGTGGTACCTGGCGAGAAGCGTGCTCACCGCCCACGCCCCCCGCCCAGCACCATGAAAACAGACGACAAGCTGAAGTAGATGACCCCAGTCAGCAGAAACAGAAACGTCACAGTGCCCATACCAGCTCCTTCTGTGCCTTCAACTCATGGATTTGACAAGTGGTAAAATCGGCGGCCATCCTGACCGGCGCCTGCGCCAAAGGATCCTGAGGCCCGAACCGGTTCTTCACCGCAGCCACAAACATCTCCCCGTCATTCGACGCCATCGTCAAAATCAGAGACGGCAACTGACTAACCTTCCCCTGAATTGCGCTCCTCGGAGGAGCGCTCACAATCTCCTCACGGTTCTGCTCCGACGTATGGTGCAACACCAACACGCATGCCTTGGATTTTCTGGCCATGTAGTGCAGGTCCTTGCACGCCTGCCGCATCGCCTCAAACTCGTTACCAACCTCAACCTTGAGGTTCATCAGATTGTCGACAACAATCAGGCCAGGCGGAGCTGATTCGATTTCCACCCACGCTTCCAGCGCGTTAGCAACATCCGCAATGGACGGCTCGCTAGGATCAAAAACAAAACGGACAGGCAGCCGGCCCACTTGACTACCGTATTCTTCCGCGAAAAGGCCATAACTGATCGTCTCCATAATCGACCCGACAGGATGCCCGGTCACGGCAGCCGCCGTACGGGCAGCCATCGTGTCCTCATCAGAATCCGCAGAGACGTACAACGTGGGCACACCCATGCGAACCACAGCCACAACAGCCGTATTGGTTTTACCAGCCCCCGGAGGTCCGGCCAACATCGCCAACTGGCCCCGCCTAAACTTCACCTTGTACCTACTGGTGGCCAGGCTCGGGAAAGGGTCCGGAAGTTCAGCCGCTACACGCCCCCTGGCAGCCCGAAGGATAGGCACCGGCACATTTAGCTACCCTTCTTCACATACTGGGGCTTGCAGCGGCGTGGGTTGTCCTTGGCCAGCGGGCAGAAGTGGCCCGCGTAGTCTGGCTTCTCGATGTATTTCATGGCGCCGTGAGAAACCCAGCCGCCGTTCTCCTGATGCCCGCACGTCCGGGGGGAGCTGTCGCCACTCTGCCCCGGGCTGTTGACTACGGTCGTGCCGGGCATGGCTTGGGCAATGGTTTGAACCACCCCCAGGGCCTCGCAGGCGGCCGCAATGTCCGGACCCTTACCCACCAGACCAGACAGCAGATATTCCAGCTCGTCAGCGTCCCTGGCCCGCACATTCGTCATACACGACTGGCCGGGGCCGTGCTTGATGGACACCTGCATTTTGTAATCGAGCACCGCAGCATCGGTCATGACTCACCCTCATAATCTGGATCCATGTGTTGCATGCGGCCCCCGTAGGCCGCACAAAACTGGTTGAACGGGCACGCCTTGCAGCGGAACGTCACATGCGGCAGGTAGATTTGATGCTCGCGGGCAACGTCGAACCGGGTAAACCACTTCTCCAACAGTTCCGGCTTGTACCGTCGCAGGTTCAGCATTTCCGATGGCCGGCCAGTGCGGGCCATCCAGTAGCAGCCAAACCTGACGTCCAGCCCGTGCTGTTTCATCAAACCAACCCGGTAAAACCCGAGCTGCATGTCCGACTCTGGCGACCTGGCCCCCGTCTTCAAATCGAGAATCACCGGTTCGTTAATTTCCGGGACCACCATTACCCGGTCGACGTATCCCCGTAGTGGTATTCCGCCCACATCGACCGAGATTTCAACCTCAATGGCCGGTGTTCCCCCGCCCAGGTCCAAAACCCGCCAGCCTGAACGCTTCCGCCAATCGATCCACGACTGAACCATTTTGGGCCCGTTGGCGCGCCACCAGCCACCGTCCTCGCCCTGCGGTAGGGAGGCTTTGCGGCCACGGCCGGCAGCCGACCATTCTCTAGTCTTGGGGTGTTCTTCTACCTGCTCCAGCACTTCCGCCTCGAAGTGTTTGAGGAACAGGTCGGTTGCGGTTTGGGTGGTCACTGGCGGAGTCCCGGAAAATCGCCCAGATCGAACCGTTGCGTGAAGGCTTTAATGTTTGGGGGCGCCAGGCCGCAGCAATCGTAGGCGTCAACGTCAACACCCAAGTCCTCCACCACCCACCACGCGCTGCCACCGAGGCGGAAAAAATACCGGTCAGACGGGCAGACAAGGCGTACATACCTGGCCACCGGGCATCCCCGGGAATGTCCGGGGATGCCCTTGATCCCCATGGTTCCCAGATGATCGGCGATAGCTTCGGCACTACCCAAATCGTTAAGGGTTTTTAGGGCGGCCTTACAGCGGCCGGCGTATTCTTCCAGGGTTTCGGGCACAGTCATCCCCCGATACTGTTTTTGGGAAAAAGCTCACCGGTCCCGGAGGACGGCAGGGAGCAAAGGGCCAAAGCCGAGGACTAAACCCCGGCGGTCGCGAAGAGGCCGCGATCATGTTCCTCGCTGGCTGCGTGTGCGGCATGTCCGCCGATGTTCCACCAGGCGGGTTTTTCCGGAAGGCCAAGGATTCTTTTGAGCTGGTAGGCTTTGCCGCATGCTAGCCACTCTTTGAGAGCCGAGTACGAGACGTGCGGCTTGGTGGCTTCGATAGCAACGGGGTCAGACATAGCTCCGCCTCCGGATAGCCCTACTTGGGTTTTCCACCGGATGCGGCCCGGTGTTGCCGACTCATCAAGTTTGGGCCATGTCAAGGGGCCATGTGGACGGTTTGGCTAGACTGTGACACAGATCACATGTGCCAAAGTTGCGTCTTCGCCCGGCGGCTAGTGATAGAACCTAAGGTCAAGTGATCCCCGCCACCCGGAGAGGCAGCTTGAACGCATGAGTCTTCACCGCCATCACACCCCCCGCAGGCAGGCCCTGACAGTCCTCGCCGGCCTTGCCTTGGGCGCGCTGTGGATTGCCATCCTGGTCATCTACCTGACCGGGGGGGTTGAGCCACCAATGCCTATCGATAACCCTAAGACGGCCTACGTTCGGTAGGCCGTCTTAGCCCTGACATCAAGGGGATAAATCATTGATGGGCGGGCCCCGTCAGGCCCGCCCATCAGACTAAAACTTAGTTAACTTGTTTGTCGACTTAAGTCTAAGTCGACCATGGGATCTTGTCCCGAAAACGCCCGATTTGTGAGGCAGATCACGTGCGCGCTGTGGTGATCATTTTTGAGGCTGTTGTAGCCCTGGGAGTTTTGTTCGGCATCGGTCTAATTGTTGCCCTGACATTCAGGTGGCGCCGATGAACCCCGAGTACCGCAAGAACTGGTGGAAGACCAGCGACAAGGCCAAACTCCTGGCCAAGAAGAACAACGCGGCCAAGCGGGCCCAAGTCCGCCTTGCCAAGATCCATCCTGGCGACTACCTCACTTTGCTGAACGAGGAACTGGCAAAAGACGGGCTACCGCCCATCACCCGGCCGACACCCAAACCAACCCGATCGGATGACGACGACGGAGGTAATGTCGGGTCTCATACACCCTGACGTTTCGCACTGTCACCCGCTGGTAACGGGAAGGCCGGAGATGATCGCACTTGACGACGACTACGTCAGATCCGCCACGGGAGACCTACAAACCGCCTACGCCCTCCACCTGACCGCCGAACACCTCAACATCACCGGAATCCAAGTCGTCCAGCCAGGGTGGTACCGGCTCAGGACAACCGATCGCGGCCACATCGACCTGCACCGGATGCTCACCAACTGGCGACTACAGCTAAACGGTGACGACGCGCCCATCAGAGGCTACTGCTACAACGGCCCCAGTGGCCTCATGGAGGCCCTGGCGGCCGGCCAGGCATGGTCAGGTGAGGGTGACCCCGGCGGGCGATGGTACAGGGCCGTACACGGCGATGTTCGGCGCAAAGAATACCTCAAGGGATGATCATGTGGCTGAACCTCTTGGCTGTCCCTGTCCTCGTAGTCCTCGTACTCGCCCCAACCCTCCTGCTCATCCAACCACGAAAGGACCACCCCGCATGACCGAGACCCAAGCCCCCCGGCCCTACACCCTGGCTGACGTAGCAATCCTCAACCACGACTTCCCCTACCCCCCCGGCACCAACGCCCAGATTCGCACCCGGCACATCTCCATCCACCAACCCGGTCTCCAACCCCGGTACTACCTCATCACCGAAGCAACCGAATACAAGGGGCCAGATGACAAGGTGGGCGTTGACATCACCTACGCCACGGTCACAGACCAGCACGGGCAGACCAAAGACAACCTCCAAGAGGGGACATGGCTCGGACTCGTGCAGGTCTCAATGGACGGCCGCAACTATGCGGCCGTCCTTCAAAGGCTCCTGGACATCCTGAACGAAGACATCCCCACCCCGGCCGAAGCCCCAAGCCACCAGGAGTTTGCCCCCCTGCCCGACGAGCCCCCCTTGAAAGAATGGGATGGGGAAGACATGTCGGTACTCCCGGCCAGGCCCGCAGACGAAAACGACAAGACCCCCACGGCCGAGGGGCGCCCGTCAGACAGGCTTCACAACGAGCTGGACCAGCCGGCCGAGAAGCCTGTAGATGAGCATGCCACGGACCACATAATCTGACATGGCCAAGTTGGAATCAGCCAAGGACCGCCGCGTAGGCCCGATCTTCTACCCCCAAAGCGTGTCGGTTGGCGAATGCCGCCCGACCGGGCGGGAACCAACCATCGTCCTCTACTACGAGCTGGGGGAAGGCCGGGGACGCGCCTACGTCGTGGGCGACAATCTAGAGGACCTGGCGACACTGGCCGGCGTCCTGGTCCACCAAGGACAAAGAACGTTCGGGAAACTACGATTCCTTATGGCCCTCGACCAAGCCCTAGGCGAAGCCGAACTGAGGAACCCCTACCCGCCGGGGCCCGATGAATGACCACCAGACTAGAATGCCACACGTGCGCGGCCCTCCACGCCCGACTCTACCAAGACAAGACGCTGAAATCGCTGAAGAACAGACTAGCCAAGGTAGCTGTCGATCGGGGGATGACGAAGAACCAAACCGTTATCAGCTACCTGCGTGGATGGCATCACAGGGGACACCGACCCACATTCGGGCAGCACCAGGAGTATCTAAATGGGGATGATCAACGATTGGGAGAGGCAGGCCAAGTGCCGCGACAGTGACCCAGAGGAGCTATACGTCCCGGGCCACAAGCAGAACGACGCCAAACGCATCTGTAAGGGATGCCCAGTTCGGGCGGAATGCCTCGCCACCGCGCTAGACCGAGACGAAGAATTTGGTGTGTGGGGAGGCCAGACAGAACGCGAACGACGCGCAATGATCAAAAAGAACCCCAACGTCTCAAGCTGGTGGCAAATGTTTGAGGCAGCCCTATCGGCACAACGCGTTAGCCCCGGACTTGCATAAAGCTCCGGGGCTAACGCCCTTAACCCCCCAAAAGAAAGGTTCGGCCAACGTGGATCTACACTGGGCAGGTGGCGAAGAGCTGGAATCCGCCTTCATGGCAGAAGGCCCAATCCGCTACGGACTCGCCCGCCAACACGACGACTGCCCCCACGGGCCCGGCTTCGTAATGACCATCCCCATACCGCCCCGACTCTGCCAGGCCATGGAAATCGCCCCAGACGCGCGAGTCGCCATCGTCCTCCACAACGCAGACAACATGGCCGAAATGATCACCGCCCTCAACTTTATGGCAAACCGCGCCTTCGGCCGGGTGTCAATGATCGGCGCCCTCGACAGGGCAAGAGCAGGCTTGCGCGACGTGACAGGCGAACCCGTAGACTGAGAGGAGGGGCATCATGGACAGAAAAAGGCAGAGAGAATTTGTCCAAGCCGAATTTGAAAAATGGCTCAAAGGCGAATTCGGCAAATTCAAAGAACGATTCGCCTCGACGCAGCCAACAGACGAGCTACTGACGGAGGTGCTGGCCCTCGCCTCCCAGTTCAACCTGAAGCCGGACGAAGCTGGCTATATCAACACCATCAACATGTCCCAAGCCGCCGTCTACGCAGGGTCCAAGCGTTTCTACATCCCCACCAGTGACCCGAAGGTGCTCCTCGCCGGATGGCAAATCCACGGACGAAACCTAGAAACCCGTAAGCCGGGGCGGATGGATCTGCTGATGCCTGCGGAGACCATTGTCCTCGCGCAAACAGCCCTGCAAAGGCTGGAGGACCGGGTACCGGAGGGGTATACGCTCTTCCGGGCCTCGGATACAGACACGTGAACAAGAGGTGGGCCGTAAACCCGGTAAGCAGAGAGGGGCCCCCTCAAGGCTGTTGAGCCCTTGAGGGGGCCCCTCTGTCATCCGCCACCACCAGATGCCGAGTCTACCCCCCACGTGACGCCCTGGCGGTCCCGGGTGGGGGGTATGTACACTGGCAACTGCGTTCGGGGGCCAAAACCCCCGAACGGGCGCCACAAACGTCAATATGCCCAGGTCGGGGCCTTGATCAAAGGTATAGCCCACTACCTGCACAATGTTATAGACCCACCCAAAACGTGCTATACTCAGACATGCTACCCCGCTGGCCAGGGCAGGCCAAACCATCCCGCCAGGAGGTAACGATCATGAACCGGGCATCAGACAGCCCCACTGTCTACGACGCCACACGAACATTCCTCGACTACTGCACCGACCGGGGGCTGACCCGGCAAACCGTCGTGGACAAGAAGCGAACCCTAGACGCCCTGGTCAGGGCGGCCGGTGGCGACTGGCCAGTGACAGGACTAACCCGACAGCACTTCAACAAGGCAATGGACATTCTCAAGACCGGAGACAACCCGGAAGAGGCCAAGGCCCGCCGCCTGCTGAACCTGCCCGTCAGGAAAGCGCGGAGACTGGCGTCCCTTTCCATCGACAAGGGCACACTGAAGCAGTTTGCGTTGTACTGCCGGATTGAGGAATGGGTGGCGGCGAACTTCCTCCCGTTTATCGACATCGTTTCCTCATCCAAAACCCATGCCGACAACAACGGTCAGAGCACGGTCCGCGCCAAGCGGTCCGTGCCTGAGACTGATTGGTTCAAGCTACTTGAAGCCGCCAGTCAACAGCACGCGAGGGCCAGGGCCGCTGTCGCCTTGGCCATGTACACAGGTCGGCGGATTTCCGAGCTTGTGACTATGACGTGGGGCCAGTTTGATCTGACAGACGGTTCCTATTGGTACATCGCCAAGAAGGTTGGCAAGCGTCAACAGTTCGTGCTGGACCTGTCGGGGCTGGAGGAGCTGCAACGCTGGCACCAGTGGATGACCGACAACTACGGGCCGCCCCGGCCGGCCGATCCTGTGTTGCCGAAGAAGTTGGATCCCCGTGAGCCGTGGCCGGACAATGACATCAGGTATCGGGCGCATGCCGGGGAGTCGCAAGCTTGGCCTCTGGTACCGGACCAGTTCTGCAACCGTCACGCGATCCTGAGGGATATCAAAATTGCCCTGAGGGCTATCGGCTGGGAAGATGCGGAGCTGGAGGGTGAGGGCGGTCACACGCTGCGCAGGGCCCATGGCCGGGTAGTGAACGCAAAGAAGGGCCTGGCGGCAGCTCAGCACTCCCTGGGGCACTCCAAGATGGCCACAACTGAGGGCTACCTGGACACGACGGAGGAGCGGGAACGCAGCGCGACCGGGTTCAGGGGTCAGAGGGTGTTCACGTCTGGCCAGCCGGTTGAGCAGGAGCCTCGGGTGGATGAAGTGGCGGAGCCGGCAGCCGAGGCAACCAACATTGTCGATATGCAGGCGTGGAGGCGCAAGGCCATGTAACGTCTCCGTTGACCTCATCCGGGAAGCCCCGCCCCTTTCAGGAGTTTCCATAGCGTTCCCCAAAACCCGAAGGATGAGATCAGGTGCCCCGAGAGGGCCTACTCCCTCTCGGGGCACCACCACACCCCGAAAGATGGTAGTCTGGAGGTCCGGCTGATGGGATTGTCCCCTTTCCCTTCCTTCCCGGCCCCGGCCTTCGGTCTTTTGCCACGGACCGAAGGCCGGGTGTGTTAGCGTTGCTGCTGTTGGGGCCCGGGGCGGATGCTGGAGAGTAGGCCCGTCCGTTCCGGAGCCCGCCCAAAGTTTTTTGAGACGTGAATATGGTTAGGTTATTGGCCTCGAACATGGTTGTTGTCCCCTTTTCCTGTCCACGTCGCCGCTGGCGGGCCCCTCTTCCGATGGGGTTAGGGGCCCAGGTTCGATTCCTGGCGAGGCCACTTCCCCCCGTAGCCCAACTGGTAGAGGCGGCCGCCTTAAAAGCGGAACAAGACCCCATCAGGTTTCGACACCCGGGGTTGTGTCGGTTCAAATCCGACCGGGGGGACTTTCCGTCTTGTGGGCCACCTGGCAAGGCGGACCGGTTGAGGGGCCGGGCGTGTGAGGGGCATACAGGTGGCACAAAAGCAGGACCGGGCGGGTAAGCGCACCTACCGTCGCCTCACGGCATGTAGCTAGTTACCTGCGTTACCTGGCCCTGTCGGCTCGCCCGGTCCCCTTTGTTCTTTCGCCTTGGGGGTAATAAAAGAACAGCCCCCCGCCTCTCAGGGCGGGGGGCTGTTCTTTTTGTCTTCGATAAGCCATGCGGTGCGGGCATCCACCAGACCGGAAACGGGCAGATCGTTAGCCCGCTGAAAACCACGTATCCTGGACGCTAGCTCCCGGTCGAACCGGCCGTTGGTTTTGTGGCCGAAAAACTCTTGCACCGGCTTGACGTGCTGGCCGTATTCGCGTTGCCCGAAGGGTCGGCCGGGGAACCATGTGGGTGCGTTGGGGTCGCCTCCGGGGATGACTTCTAGTTTGCTGTAGCGGCGCCAGTAGTCCCGAACGTTGACCTTGTGTGCCCGGTTCTGTTCCTCGGCATGTTCCCCGCCCGGCTTGACCCACGCCCCCGGTGGGGGGTCCAGGGTCCACGGTAGGGGCCATTCGTCGGGCCCTAGGACGCCTGTGGCGGGTAGGCCGGCCAACTTTTGACATTCTGCTACCGCCCGCTGTGTGGGGCCGTCGTAGAGCCCTGTGGGCTGGTAGCGGGGCCGTCTGATGCGGGCCTTGTAGGCGAGTCCCCAGGTTTTGATGGCTGCCCGGTCGCGGAGGTCGTGTCGTCCGTCGTGGTACATGAGGGAGCCGTATTGGGTGGAGGCGTATTTGTGGCCCAGGGGGAGGGGCCAGGGTGGGTGGTCAGTCGACATCTACCGCCCCACACTCCGGGCACACGTATACATCCCCAGGTCCGTCCTCGGAGACAAGCACCCACGGGTGCTTGTCTCCATCTAGAATTTTTGGATCACCGCAACAGATGGTCATCAGACAACGGTCCAGTCCTCGGCAAGAAGGTCGCTCTGTGAGGCCACCCACGGCACCAGCTCTCCACCCACGGGCGAAATGTAGATGTAGGGTCGGGCCATCTTAGAATTCTCGTCGGGAACTTGGAGCGCCAGCCACTGGCCCTCACCGTTCCAACCTTGGCGGGCCACACGCCCGCCAGACCTAAGCACATCCAACGCCTGTCCGAAATTCATTATACGGTCCTCAGTGTGAGAGTGATAACCCCGCCCCATTCGGCAAACTTCGGTGGAGGGGCTGTCTGCTGGAAAGACACCCGGTCGATCATAACCCGACTGGACGTGTTGGTCAGGAAGTCTTGGAACACAACCACATCCCCGGCCGTATCAATTTCCTCCAACGAAGCCAACCTGTTGAATGCGGACCCGGCCAGTTTTTGAATCTTGCCATTACGGTCCGTTTCGGCGTCGAAACACCACAAGGGCAGTTGGATGATCCGCTGCCGAGGCATTCCGGGTAGGGCCTTGAGTTGGTAGCCGTATAGCTGGGCACCTATTGTCGTGGGGGACGTGTTGCGGGAGAGGAAGAATTTGATCGACACGAAGTCCTGGGGGCCGGTCGGGGCGGTAATCGAGCTGTCGTTGGTGCCGGGTGTCGCGTCGGTCGGGAACGAATTGGAGCCGGCGACACTATCGTACTGGTCCAGCATTTGGTAGGCCAGGGCCCCGTCAAGGACGGGGCCTCGTACGCGGAGGAATTTGTACAGTTTCGGTTCTAGTGTGTTGAACCTTATCCGGCTGGTTTGCAGGTAGCCCTGTAGGAACAGGTTAGCTGTGTCGGTTACGTAGGTGTTGGTGTTGGTGCCGAAGGCGATGTTGTCTGATTGTCCGATGTGGGCGACGGATAGGCAGTCGGTGGTGTCTCCAGGCATGACAAGATCAGTTGCGTACGCAAATCTGAGGGTATCGACTTCAATTGAAAGATCGATGCGGTAGAGACCGCTGTCTCCATCATTTCCACGACTGCACGTACACCACAAAAACCGGTCCCTAGCGGTCCAGGACCGCACAGGGCCATCGGTGGACCAAAGTAGCGGCCCATACGTCAAATCCCCATTAGTTTCAACACTGGCAACCCGTACACCTTTGTTGGTTCCGATACCGACGTAGCCACCCACATAGCCCATGGCAGAGTAAACGACCTCCCCGGAGGGAAGCTGGCAGGCGGTAGAACCTGCCACCAACGTAGGAAGGGCTCCGGTGTTGTCCAACACAAGTTTGATGATGCTGCCGCGTACTCCATTGTTACCCACCACATAGATAGCCGGGCCGGCCTCGGTAATACCGGTAAACACCCAAGACGTGTCAGGGTCGGTGTAGGTGGCAGTCGGCAGAGCTACCGGCGGGGTACCGGGATGAGACTGAAGCTGATACACCACGTTGCCAACGGTCAGGATGAGCCGGTTCTTGACGTAGCCAATGTTGACAGTCTTAGTTGTGCTCACCGTGTACTGTTTGGTCCACGTCCAGGCGCCACCGGCCGTTGCCGGTATGGGCGCCGACCAAACCCCGTCCTTAGCTGCAATGTAGACGTAGGCCCCGTCAGTTGTGCAACCGCCAATGCTTGTGGATGGGGCCGTTCCGGGGGTGATCACCGAGCCGGCCTGGATGGCGAAGAACGTGGTTCCATTGACCGCAAACACGGCATCGGTAGCATCCGGGTAGGTGAAGCCACACATGTTGACAATGGCCGGCAGGGTGGACACCCGGGCGGTCTTGACGGCGTTGAGCAGCTTAACCGAACCCTGGGTCCAAACGTCAACCCCGCGGGACTTCAAAAATCGGACCTGGTTAAACTCGTTCCGGGAGGTGAACACATTCAGTGCCTGGGGGTCTCCGTAGACCTGCCCGGCGCCACCATGGAATGACTGCTGGGATCTGATCCACCAGCCGGATAGGGTTTGCTCGCCAGGGTTGTTCTGGTTGTCAAACTGGTTTTTCTGTACCGGGTTGGTTTCCCGCACAATGGGGTGTTGATGGGAGGCAGCCGATAGAAACGGCTGCCCCCCAATCGCATAGTCATATCCGAAGTCGGTGATGTTGAAAAGGGAACCTGTGCCCGCGTCGCGGGCGAGGCTGGCGGGAAGTTTGTTGGGTAGCTTCATGGCCGGCGCCCCTACAGGTTGAGCGGGATAATGCCATTAATCCCAAAGGCCATCCCATTAGACCAGGTCCCGTAGACCTTAATGGAACCATCGGTACCCACGGCAAGACCGATAACAGCGGAGCTGCCGGCCTGAACTGAGATGGGAATTTCGGTTGCCGGCCTATACCCGACTGGCAAGGTGGCGATTTGCGTACCTGGTGTGGTGGTGACTCCGGAAAGAACCTGGCCCACCAGTTGAACACTATTACCAGGCGACGGCACCTTCCTATATGACAGGTTTGGATATCCCGCGCCGCGGTTGGTGAAGTTGTTAGCCAGAGTGAGACCATGCCAAGTCTCGCCGGTGGTATTCACGTTGCCTGTGACGTTGATGTCGGCACCAGCCCCGATGTCCCCCGTTGCCGTGGTTGCGCCACTAATTGATGCGGCACCCGTGACAGTCAGAGCCCCTGTGGCCACAGCGCCCGTGAAGGTGCCCGCAACCCCACTGACATTGCCGTCCTTGTCGACCTTGGCCAGGACCGTGTTGGACGAGTTTTTGCATTCAAGAAGGTTTCCGGTGTCACCGGAAACCGGCTTAGCAATCAAAATCCGGGAAGTCAGCCGACCGCTAGAATCAACCCACGTCCACACGGAATCGTCATCGCGGCGGAGCTGAAGCAGATCATACGTGTCGGCCGAATTTGCCTTCTTGACAATCAGCCCAGGCTTACCGGTCGCCTTAACCCAAAGCCGAGACGCCGACGTTGCGGCCAGGTGGGCCCTCGCCACATCAACCGACAGGTCACCACGGTCAACATCCAGGGTGCCGTCCTCGTCAATGAGGACGGCATTGTTTTGGGCAGTGAACGTGGCGACAGGAACCGAGCGAGAAGCCTCATTGGCGGTGACCGTCATGGCCGTGGTTGAGGCGCTGGCCGGGGTTACGGACAATGTGGCGAACGGCTGGGTGATCTTAGCCGCAACCAGAGACGTGATGGCCGAGGAGGGAATGTTTGACAGGGTGTTACTGGCCGCATCAATGATCTTGTTCGTCAAAGTCTGCACAGTCGCAGTACCCACAACCGCAGACGGCCCACCCACCCCATGGATATTCGAGCTGGCAGCAATGTGCGCCTGAGGTTCAGCAACATCCCGGGCCACCACCCCATGCACCACCACAGCCCCAGCACTATGAGACTGGGCAGACGTGCCATCCTGGCCCCGGGTTACCGTCAAATTGCCCCCAGAGGGGGCCGTGACAGTCACAACCTCAACCGTGGCAGCCCCATAATCCAGAATCAAAGTATACGGGTAGCTGACAGGCAGACCGGCGGTAGTGCCCAAACTGATGATGGTGTCACCGGCAGAGACAGGTGCCGATAGCGTGGTTTGGACGCTCGTGTTGCTGTAATTCCACGTCATTGTTCGGTCACCTCGTGAAATGCATTTGCGGCGGATGCCTCAACAGTTGGCCGTCCCGCTCGTCCTGAAGGCGGCGTTTAAACAGGGCATCCAGATATTTGGCAATGTTGGTGGCAGACCCGGGCGGGGTGGTTTCAGCCTTAGCCACATTGACCACCGACTCTAGTGAGATCCGGGACGGTTCCACATAGCCGATGCAGCGGGCCGTAGCCCCCATCACAAACAGATCATGAACCTGATTGTCATAGCCGTAGGTCGACAGATCATCCGACTGGCCAAGTGTTGCCGGTGGATTCTTGACGTACTGGACCCTCAGCCGGTTAGCGCCAGGCCACGCGCCAGAGAACAACTCCAGCTCGACCGGATCACCAGCCCGCTTATTCTGCTTCCACCTACCCGCCTCAACCCACAGACCAGACGCCCCAGGGGCCAACCACTGTGCCTGCAAAACGTGATGGCAATCCGAAGGCATCACATAATTGGTCTTGACCGGAACCACCGTAAAGAATGCCTCGCCCACTGCGTACACGTCCGGGAAAACCTCGCGAATGACACCCCACAAGGCGTTACGGATACGCTGCCGGGGAAACAGCGGGTTGTTGACAACCTTCGCATTGGCTGAATGGGCCACCGCTTCGGTTTGCGACTGGGCCCTGCCCCATGGGGCGATAGTGACCGCCCCCGTGTTGGTGTCAACCATCGTCACATAGACAAGCTCGTCCTCGATCTCCACCAAGCCCGGGGAAACACTATTTTGGTCGGCCACATTGAACGTGGTGGCCACGTCTGTGATAGAGCCAGTCAGCGACGTTTTAGATTCCTGCGACCTGACATAGCCGTGCAACACATCCGACACTTCATCTATAAGCTTGGTTAGGGTCATTGGCCCTTCGCTGATAGCCATAGGGCCTCCCCCCTAGTCCTCGGGCAGATGCGCCAGCGGCTTAGCCGCATTAAACGCCCGGCCATGCCAATTCGACTGGTCAAGCGCATACCTGACCGCCTGCGTAGTGGTGCCGCCCGGCTGAATACCCTGGGCCCTAGCTGCCCGGTAGGCGTCACATTCGCGCTCATTCTTCTTGTCTGCCGTATAGTCGTGTCCCCGCCAGGACTGGCAATAGCCGATGTGTAGGTTTTTGCGGCGAAGGCAGGCCCCGTAGGTGGGGCAGCCTTCGCCGCAGCTACAGGTTGTCACTTCTTCTTCGCACCCTTGGTCTTGCCCAGCTTCTTATTGGCCTTAGCCTCGATTGCCGGCCGCTGGCCGGGTGGGGCATTGTGCTCCAACCGTTTAGCCGCAATCGCATGGGCCTTATCAGGGATAGGAAACGAACCAGGTCCAGGGGCTTTGGAGGGAACAGCAAAGGCGCTCTTAGGGAGCGCCCTCCGCTGCTTGCTAGTTAGCCTAGCCATGGTCACTTGCCCCTACGCTGAGCCCGGAGCGCCTTCTTCGCTGCCGCCTTCTTTGGTGCCGGGGTCGTAGCGAGCGCCTTTCGGGCGGCCATGGCCTTCGGGTTGTTCAGCTTGGTTCCGGGCGAGTTGGGGGGGAAACTGGAATCAGACATGGATGACCTCACAGATCCAGGGCCGCACGAACGAAACAGTCCTTCGCCTCAAGCAGCTTGCGTAGCCCGGCCGACAGCTCTGCGTTAAACGGCAGGTCGTCAACCATCTTGTGTGCTAGGCCGTGGAATCGCATGGAAAGAAGCTGAAGGTTCTCGGGAAGGTGGTCGTATTCGAAATAGCGAAGGATGGCGGGCTGGTCGCTCATTCGGGTGGCTCCTAGGTTATGTATGCGCCGTAGCCGGCATTAGTCAAAATCGTGACCTCACCGGCGGTCAGGTCGTATTCGTGGCCACCCAAATACACATGGTCATAAGCGTCAAGGTCGGCCTGATAGGGGTAGGTGGTGGCGGTGACCGTCGTTCCACTCACCAGAAGGGTTTGCCCCCGGGTCAGCTTGTAACGGCCAAACAGGGGGCTCGTGGTCCACAAGTTTTCCTCATACGTTGGCGTTTTGAGTCTCGGCATGGGCACCCCCAGGAAAACGGCTGGGGGCCCGTGTGGGCCCCCAGCCGGTAAGCACAAACCACACAGAAAGGCTTACGCCATCTGCGCGCTAAGAGTGCTAGAGGTTTCAATCCGAACAAGCGACTCTTCCCGGTACCGCGCCCAACCTGCCACGCCATACCACCCAATCGGGCGGAACCGGCTAAGCTTGTCAGTCACAGGACCGATATGGACGCCAAACTCCTCGGCCACGGCCTCAGCCACAGCCTGCTTGCCCATCATCACCGAACGGTAAACCGTCGCCGCCGTCACCCCAGGGTTAAACCCATCGACGGCAGTGAAAATGCGGGGGGTTTCGATGAACTGGGCACCCTCGAAGATGCCGATAGTGCCACCCCAAATGTTGCCGGCAGCCTGGTATTCGTGAGGGGTTCGCCATGCGGCATTGGAGGTCTGCTGACGAAGGTCAACCGACTGGTCCGGATGCACATAGCACAGGTAGTTGCCATCCACGCGGGGAATGGACTTGTTGTTACGGAGCTTAGCCACCGTGCCCCGGACAGTTCGACCAATCAGAAGGTCAGTCGACCTGACGGTGTTAGTGGCGCCAGAATTGTATGCAAAGCCGCCGTTGACCTCACGCCACACGTTGGTTCCGGCACGGGCAACATCACGGACAATCGTGTCAACCGAGTCGAGCATGTTGAATGCGATGACGTCTGCGATGCCCGGGTCAACATCGGACAGGGAAAGCAGCCGAAGCTTGCGGGTGACCAGAGCAACGTTTCCGTACTCGTTGAGGGTCACAGTTACAGTGGACGTGCTGGGCACGGCCACACTGTCAGGATCAGTGGTCTCGGTAAGAGCGCCAGTGGCGGTCGCCATGTCGGCGTACAGGTTGAAAATAACCGAGCTGCCGGGCATAGTCTGCTGGACGGGCCGCTTGTCAACAGCGGCCCTCCACTGGGGCTGGCTACGAAGGGCAAACTCAACCAGACGGTCATATGCCGCCTTGACAAGATTATTACCGAGGCTTGACCCTGAGGTATCAGTATAGGCGTTAGCCATTTCTACTCATCTCAAGGTGAAGAGATGACAGCTTTAACCCATGCCGACACCACCCCCGTGCGCTTGAATAAGCTTCACCAAGTCGTCGTGTTTAAGGTCCGGATCAATGATCTTGCGGTACAGGTCTTCTGGCTTAGTCTTAGGGGCGGCAGCATTGTTGCTGGCCGCAGCCATTCGAGCCATAGCATTGATCGTGTCCACATACTGCTGATCCATGTCGCCAGGGTTGTTGTCGCCCGTGTCATCGCTGCCGTCGTCGTCCGGCGTCTGTGGGCTGGCCTGTGCGGGAAACAGATCGGCGTAGTCCTTAAGCCACGCTTCGATGGCTTCCGGGGTTGAGTCGACATTAGACGGGATCAGGGTTGCGAGTTTCGGATTGTGCTTCTTGCCGGCAAGGATCTCTTTCAGGCTGGTGGTCCGCTGTGCGGCCTCAGCCCTAGTCACCTTCTCCAACAGGTCGCGGTTTTCCTTCTCAAGCTGCTTAAGCCGGGCCCGCACCGGATCCTTACCTTGCTGCTGGCCTTGCTGTTGCTGCTGCTGGCCTTGATCGTCGTCATCGTCGTCGAGCTGCCAAGTGGTCAAATTGATACACCCATTCGTAGTCAGAATTGCGCGCACCCACAAACCGGCCCTGGGGACGGCTCGGTTTGGCTGTGCGCGGCTACCCGGTTAATACACACCATGTCCACGCGGGCCCGTGGGTGGTGGATAGTGGCAGGTGGGGGACTCGAACCCCAAACTCCAGGTTATGAGCCTGGTGTGATACCGTTTCACTACACCTGCAAACCAAAAGGGGACAACCTATGAGACGAAACAGACGCTACCTATACGCCATCCCGGATCTTCCAATTCTTATCTGGTACCGCTGGTTCCACTGCCGCCGACACGGACATTTGGTCAAGTTCAGTTCAAACGATCAGTGCATCAATTGCGGAAAGCGGGTCGGATGAAACATTGCTCGTGCGGCTTCTGGGCCGCCCGTGCCTGTGCATGGACTAAGCAAATGCGAATCTGCCACAACCCGGAAGCCAGGCATGTCGATGACACTACAGAGCGACAAGGATTCACCTGCCCGCACTGCGGGCGGACCTCATGCAATCCCATGGATCCCAGGGAAAGCTACTGCGGAGCCTGCCACGACTGGACCGGACATCCTAGTAGGCTGCCGCAGGCTGAGCCAACTGAGACCGACCAGAAGTCACCTGACCCTGAGCAAACGTCCCACGCTCCTGAGCCGCCAACCGCCGCCGCTCCTCAATAGCGGCAGCATCATTTAGGAATAGCTCGTTTTCGGCCGCCGTCTGATCGTAAGAGCCGCCATAGATCCCAGATAGCAGGGAACCCTGACGGCCCAAGGTCACGGCGGCCTTTTCCTGCCTGGACAGCTCACTGTCGGCCACATACGACTGACGGGCCAACTGCTCAGCCCTGACCTGAGAAACGGTTCCACCTTCGGCCACGGCGGATCCTCCGATTTGTGTCGCCCTCGACACATTTTGCAGCAGTGGAAGGGCCCGGTTTTTGTCCAGGAAGTAGGCTGCCAGATGATCGGGCCGTATCCCGTACCAGTCGTAGAAGGTTTGCTGTGTGCCATCGTCGAGGCGATGGGCCGCGTCTACAGCCAGGTTCACCCGGGTATTGATTTCCTGCGGGCTGACATCAGAGCCGATCCATTCGGCGAAGTCTGACGACTGGTCAAAGAACCCAGAGGGCATACCGTTTGAGGCCATGATCTGCCGGTAGGCCGCCTCGGTGGACAGATAGTCCTGGGGGGAAAGGACCGCGAGGCCGTTTTTCCTTCGGATCTCATTTCCTGCAAATCGCTGCTTGTACGCGTCCGTGTCTTGTAGCAGAAACGATATTGACTGCTGGTCGTAGCCATTGACCAGAAACCCGAGCACGTCACCGGCCAAGGATTCGAGCCCCCACTGTTGCAGCATCCCTATGAGTACCTGGTAGGCGTTTTGGGTTTCGGTCGTATCAGCCACTTGACACGCTGTCCACGGTTAGCGAAACCTTGTCACCAACCTTGACGCCGGCTGGGGCATTAACCTTCGCCTCAAGGTCTGTCAGCCGTTTGGCCACATTGTTTGCTACGGTCACCCGGTTACCCGCCGGGTCGTAGATGTCCTTGGCGTCCTGGCCCGTGAAAAGAGCCCACAGATAGCGCTCAAGGTTAAAAGCAAGCTTCGGGTCCATGTCGTCACCGTTCACAATTTCCGTTGCCCGATTAATGATGGCAGGCCGCTGACCCACGATAGGAGTCCCTGGACAATCGTAGTGTCCACCCCACGCAGCTCCGCCCATACCATGCCAGCCAAGGCCGCTGCCGTAAGGGTCGTTCGTTGCAACCATCGGAACGCCGTACAACTGGTGGGCTTTGGCAAGGACTTGCGAACAAGATTCAAGTTGGTCAGCCGTGAGAAGTTGCCCATGATAGCCCTCATTCTCGATACTCAACCAGTGGGCATTGCCGGCAGCCTGACACCATGCCTTGTCGGCGGTGTCAACCATTTGGCGAAGCCGTCCACGCTTGGGGGCCAGAAAGTGGGAGCTGACCTGAGAGGCGGGGTTACGCTGCCACGATTCGGTGCCGGCCTCGGTGCCTTCCTGAATGTGCAGAACCACCCCCGCCACGTTACCCATGGCGTTAGAGGTTTTGTTGACGGTCGGCCCAATCCAGTCCGCGATGTCAGTCCAGATCATCGGTAGATCCCCCAATCCCGCAGCACCCCAAGTGCTGTGGTTCTCACGGAGTCCTGGGCGTTTTTTGTCGTCAACCATCGGGAATCCTGGCGGAGTGAACGCTCAAAGTCGTACAGGGATTGTGCGGCCGGTTGACTGGATGGCCCATTTGAGGCCCCTAGCGTGGCCGTGGAGCCACTTTTAGCCCCCGGGGGTGGGGCAGTACTACCCTGCAAAGCCTTCTGAATGAGAGGATCAGTCAACTGGACCCCGGCCGCAGGCTTCTCCAAGATCGTGGCATAGGACTGGATATACGGGTCCGCCACCTGGCGGACCGTCATCCCCTCAGACAGTTGAGCGTTCAACCCCGGATACTTCGACATCGCCCAGTCCCGCAATTGGGTGGTCGCGTTGTCGATCGTGTACTCCCCGGCCACCATCTTCCGCACCCAACCGCCCACAGTTTCATCCGAGACCGCCAACCCATAATCGTTAGCCGCCTGGCGAATCTGCTGATCGAACATGCCAGCCTGGCCCAGACTGCCACCCGGGCCCGTGTAGGCCAGATGATCGGCCAAAGCCTTACGAAGCTCGGCATCCGTCCAACCCCAATACAGGGAGGCATGGGCAGCCCAATCCAGAAGGCCGGCATCCAAAGTCACCCCGAGCTGGGAGGCAAGGTTTCTGACCTTGACGGTTTCCTGCTCAACCTGCCTAGCTGCCGTCTGCGGATCCCGGGCCGCAAGTTCCGTCCAAGTCCGGACCGAACTATTGTGAGTCCTGAACCAGTTTGTTGACATAAACTCGGCCTGGAACCTGGCGGTAGACCACTGTTCCTTAGTGGCCCGGTCGATCAGGTTTTTAAGTTCCGGATCGGAGAAAAAGAAACTGGAAGCAAACCCGTACGATTGGGCCAGCTCGCCGGTAGAAAGAGCCATCAGCCGCCACCCCCAACGCCGCTAGCCCCAAGCACCGCCATCATCGCCTGATAGTATTTCGTGGCCGCATTGTAGGAACCCTGCTCCCCGCCGAGATGGGCCCGAACCCAATTCGTCGCAATCTGAGAAGCCCCAGCCGGGTCACCAGCCGCATTGAAATAGGAATAGAACTGGTCAATCTCGGTCTGTGTCGGGTCCCGGCCAATTTCCTTCTGCGTTATGGATGTGAGCAGCATTTGGACCTCGGCCTTCGGGAAGCCGCCCCCGCCAGATCCACCACCTCCGCCGCCACCACCACGGCCACGGCCTCCACCACCGCCACCACGGCCACCGCCACCGCCACCGCCAGAGCCCTTCTTTTTCTTACGAGTCTCGGCAGTTGAAAGAGCGACAGCGGCAAGAGTGATATTCCTGCCGGCAGCCGTCATGCGGGCGGCAGTATCAACCACCTTCGACCAGTTACTAAACGTCGCATCGTCAGGAAGGCCAGTCTCGGCAATGCCCATAGCGTGCTGGTAGCTTTTAAGCTGCTCCGGTGTCCAGCCACCAATGGACGCCTTGGCATCGTCGGTGTTCATGAACATGTCGGCACTACCGGTAGTGCCAGGCCCAAACGGGGCGTTCGTCGCGTCCGAGCCGACAAAAACAAAATCGCCTGACCGAACATCTTGATCCGAACCCGGCACCGCACCGGTGTTGAGGTTTTTGATTTTAGTGCCGGTCTGCGAGCCGGCCGGGGGGGTTTTCCCCCCGGCCGACTGCTTTTTGCCAACCGGATTACCTGCAGCGTCGACAACAACGTCTTGATGATAATCGACAACCCGTTTGCCGGCACTGTCCACCGATTCATGCTCGGTCGGGTCGGGGGCACGGTCAGCCTGAATAGCCTCCTCGGTGGCAGAATCAACCACATTATCCTTGGACCGTTTGGCGTACTTCTCCCGCAGATTTTGCCGCTTGTACGCCTCCGCCTGCTTCTGCTGCAACACAGCATTGTATTGCCGGTCCCACGGGTCAGCCTGCAAGCTCAGAAGGAATTTGTCGGCGTCCTCAGACTTATCGGCATATCCCCTAGAATCTAGCTGCCACCTAAGGCGTATATCCGGCGGAACCTTATTGGCATTTGCGTTCGGGTCAACCGGACCTTGCAGGGGAATACCCGGCGTTGGCTGAGGTCCGGTCTTCGGCGGGGGCGTCCGACTAGGCGGCGCCGGCCTAGGCCCCTCCCAATCATGGTGTGGGGGTTGCGGGGTAACAGCCGGCTCGTCCCAATCGTGATGTGGAAGCTGGGGAATGATATCCGGGGCGGGGGGAGTGGTTTCATCCGGTTGTCGCATCACCTACCCCCTTTCAGGCGGCCTTAAGAGTGGCGTCATTCGACAACCACCGGTCATACAGGGCGGCAAAACCAAGGTTGCTGTCCTTGAGCCCGAACACAAAGCTGTTCCATTGCCGCTGCAACGGGGCCGCCTTCTTGCTGCTCAAGTCCTTGTAGCCGTACGAATCCATGTACGATTTGAAACCGTCCCGGGCATCCAGGTAGTCAATAAGGCCGCGAATATCGTCGCGGCCTTGAAGTCTGGTGTCCTGAACAATCTGCCGCATCTGACCAAGCCGGGACTCGATCTTTGACGAATCCGTGGTTGAATAGTCCTTAAACCAGGGCGAGATTTGAACGGCACCATACGGGTCGGTCCAATACTGGTGCTCCTGAAGCCACTGGGATTTAGCTGCCACCAAATCCTTGGCCCCCTTCTGCTGCAAACTGGTCAAACCCCGATCCACCATATCCGCATGAATAGCGTCAGACAGTTGACCAAACTCAATCCAGCCCTGCCGACGCTGGGTATCGGCAATAGCCTGCTCCAGAGGCACAAGTTCCCGCTGATTCTTGCCTGAGCCGTACCGCAACGGAGTTGCCTTCTGCGCCTCATACACGGCCTTGTTGAAAACGCCCGCACCCTCCGAACCCTCAATGAGCGAGGCCAGATCGGGGAACTGCTCCATCAAATCGGCGTACTTCTTGTACGCCTGATCGGACTGAAGTGTCGCCGGAATACCCAAAGCGTTCTTGGTGACCGAAGTGGTCAGCCAAAAAAACTCGGGACCCATCGTGTTATAGAACTCTTCATCGGCCGAAGGGTCCCCCGGTTTACGGGGCTTACCCGCCAGCATATGGTAGTAGTCGACATACGGCTGATAGGGGCTGGTGAATTGGGCGGTTGAGCCCGCCCACCTAGACAAGAACCTGAGCCCCGCAATCTGCGCAGCCTTGCTCCTGGCCTCCTCAAAGGTGGGGGCGGCGCCCCGCTTACCCTGCGAAAAGTTGGTCATCTCCGTGGCGTAGATAGCCATCGCATAGTTTTCCGACTGCTGCGTGTCCCTCTCAAACAGCCAGTTATCCCACAAGTCTTTCCAGTTACGAACATTCCCCGGCACAGCCGAAAGGGCGCTGTTACTGCTCGGGCCGAAAGGCAAAATGAACGTTTGAACAAACTTGTTAGACGCAAACTCGGGATGCGACAGGGCAAACTTGTTAGCCGGAATGGCCACCATCGGGCCGAACGTCGGCATGTCCAGGAACGTTTGCAGGTTACCCTTGTTGATGGTGATGTTCATCCGGGCGCCGTCAATGGTGGGCGTCCCAACAGGCAGGCGAAACACGATGTTCTTGCCGCTGGGCCGGTAGTTGTCAGGCAGGTCGGTTCGCTTGCCGGTTTGTGGGTCAAGCGTATACCAGCGTTCCTGCCCGTTCCGGATTTCCAGATGGGCGCCTTCGTTGTCCTGAACCATCCCGGCCCTATCGGGGGCAGACCACACAGCCCACACCCCACCGGCGCGGAACGGATTCTCCCGAAAAACAACACCCCACTTGGCCGCGCTGTCATACAAGGCCGAACCAAACGGCACCGCCAACCGCAAACCCTTAGCCAAATCAGACTGAGCCATCGAGTCATACAAGTACTTGCGCACATCCACAAGGGCCCGCTCGTGAGCCAGCCGCTCAACAGCATCCACATCGCTTTGGGTGAAAGCCTCACCCTTGGCCCACAGCCCACGTGACGCCACAAGCTGATCCCGGTAGTAGTTGAACCGGTCAGCCGCAAACGGATACCTAGCAAAATGGTCCAGCGGCATGTCAGAAATCTTGGAGAAAATCCCGTTAGTCCACTGCCGAATCTTTGCGCCGAAATATCCGCCACCCGTGGCGAAATCCAGAGAAGCCCCATGAACCTGCGGCATCGACGCCCGGTCCACAACCTGCTCCAAATCGGCAAACCTCACCGAACCATCCAGGGTCTTACGCCTCAACTCGGCCGAAGCCGCCTGGCGGTCCACATTCACCGGAAGATACGTGTCGACCATCCCCGCCACTTGGGCAATATGATTATAGTAGTCGCCAACGTAAGGGCCGAGCTGGGCCTGATAGGCCCGCCCGGCGTCCGTGTTATGCATCCAGGCCACAACATCGTTCATCGACTTGCCGCGCAAAAACTGCTGCGCCGCCCGGTCTGCCCCCAACTGCATAGCCGCCCGCTCCCAGGACGTTTCATAGCCCTTCATACTCGCGTCGACGTTTTGCCACTGCTGACCGGACATCGCCATCAACCTGGCATGGTTGCGGTTAGAAACCCGATCCATCCAAGCGTCCGAGGTGCCCTTAGAAGAAACCTGCTTACGGAAACGGTCACCATACTGGCCCTCAAACGCGCCCAAGACGTGAATGTAGTCATCTTCACCAGGCCCAGTGCGGATATCGTGACCAATCAGACCGGACGCCCGCAACGGGCGTCCCTTCGTCTGCCCCCAATTAACATTCAACCGTTGACCCGAACCGGGCTTGAGGGCGTCCAAAACCTCATCACCCTTATACCGGGCCACCGACAACGCCAAATTGCCATCAGGTTGAATGTAGGCGTGCAACAGGCGGGACGGCATCAACAGCTCGTCGGCATTAGCGTGGATAAACTGGTAGACGTCATCGAACCGCGAGAGATCTGCCGGGATCCTGGTCGTTGAACCAATGGTGAAGTGGGCGCCCGATGTGGCAACCGGTTCAACGCTCACCGGGGCTGTCGTGGTAGACAGCGGCGGCTCCATGGCCGGAGCCGCCGGCTCAACGGCTGGAGCCGCCGGGGTTACCTGCCTGGGTTTGGCGCCGCTGGGGTAAACAACCCGTTCGACTGCCTCATAGTCAAGCCTTCGGCCGGTAGAAAACTCGGTAATGGCGCGGCTAAAGTTGGCCTTAGTGGGCCGACCCGGGACGGTTATCCCGCCTTCACGAAGGCTCGCGGCAACCGTTTTGAGCTGGGCGACGGTCAGGCCCGCGAGGGCGGCCGTGGCTTCCTGCCGGGATCCGGCTTGACCAAGGTTTGCTATCGCCTGGGCAATCGGGTCAGAAGCTTCGGGAACGGCCGGTTTAAGGGTGGCGGCCGGGGGAACGGGTTTGGGTACGGAAATCTTGGGCGAAGCACCGGAGAAGGGGTCGACAAGGATCGGGCTTCCGGGCACACCCTGAGGCTTGTTTTTCCGTTCATCTATGGCTGTTTGGATCAGCGACTGCTGCCAGGCCGTTGACTGGTAGACATCGCGGCCAGCATTAGACAGGGCCTCGTCGATGGCGTGTTTTTGAAGCTCGCCCTTGGATAGCCTACCGGACCGGTAGGCGTCATGAAGGGCCTGGTATGCCTCGGGAAGAGTGCCCACCCCGCCGTGATCAAACAGCCGGCCAATGAACGCATCAACGGAAACCACACCATCAGCCAGGGCATGATCATAGGACTGATAGCCTTTAGCCCCGAACGAATAGCCGCTGACCGCCGGATCAACCCCCGACTTTTGAAGCTCAGACCCGGCCGCTGGGGCTCGGTCGTCTACCTTCGCAACCAAACCGGGCCGCTGACCACGCATAGCCAAACGGCCAGCCTTTTCCCGAGCCACCGCGTCACGAACAGCCTGGGGTGCGAGAACACCCCGGTTGATCATGTTCCAGAAAGCATTCTTGGCCCCCTCGGTGGCGGCAGCCGCCACCCGATGGGACCCCATGACAGCCAGAGGCCCCCCAATTTCGTCAGAGTAAGTGCGCCAAATGTAGCCGGGACGCATGATGGCCGAGACTTTCCAAACCCCAATCACCAGCTCCGCCAGAGCCGTCGCAGCCTCTTTCGACTTCCAAATACCGTTTCCTAGGGGGCCCTTGTTTTTCCACCACAAGGCCGAATCGAGGGCGCCCCAGTCCTGCAAAATGTGGTTGTCCTCAAACTGCGACAACAGCGCCGGGGCATTACCGGTCCCGGCTGTGGTTTGGTCCAAGGGAATGAGCGCAAGATTACCATCCTGATCGGGTAGACCGATGTGGCCATTAGGGTAGCTACCACGTTGAACAGCCGCATCCAAGTCGTCAGCCAGCCCGGTAAGCGCCCGAGCCCGGTCGTCCAACCCCTGAACCGCATACTTCTGCGACAACCTACGAGCCTGATCCGACAAGAAAACCCTGTTGTTACGAACAAACTGGCGATTGTAGGAACGGAACTGGTTGAGGTCCGACAAGAAGCTGTCTGTGATAGCCGCCGGGTCGATACCGTGAGCTGTCGCGTGAACCTTCAGAGCCGCATTCTCCGCATTACTCACTACGTTGAAACGGGAAGCTGCCGTAGACGCCCTAGCATATTGGGAAAGGAACTGGTCAACCTGATCGGCCGGCATACGAGACTGCAAAAGGTTGTTACGAAACACCCGCAACGAATCGGGGTTGTTCAGGTCCAGCATGCGCCCGCCACGGGAAGACGGAAGCAACGTCCGCACCATACTAGACACCGTGTAGTTGGAAAAAGGCAGAACCTTCCAATCACCCATGGCCGTGGTGGCGCCGTAGTTCAGGAACTGGTTGACCCCCACCCGCCACGTGCTCGACAAACGCAGCCTCGGAACCGCCTGGCCAGTCAGCAAACCACCAGCCTTGACACCCTCACCCAGCCGGCCATAGATACCATGGTCGGTGGCCATCGCATCAACAAACGCTTCCGTTTTGGTTTCCGCCACCGACTTCGCGGCATCATCCAAAACCTGATTACCAACACCATAATTCTTGGCGGTCTGGCTGATGCTGTAGTTGGCGACCTTACTACCAACCGTGTCGGCAATGCGCGGAGCCTGCTTAGTCAGATCACCCCAAGCCTCGGCATCCCCATACAAGGCCCGCCACGTCAAATTGTACAAATCAGGGTCGTTACGGGTGTCGAAAAGCAAGGCGGCCATGACGCCGCCATTGGTGTGGTTGTTGAACAACGTTTTGCGGACCTGTTCCTCAGACTTTGCGTTACGAACAAAATCCGCAGTACGTTGAAAGGTTGCCGCCGACGTGAACTTTTGCCAATTGCCATCGCCGGTTAGTAGCTTGCTGGTTGCTGCCGCACCCATCTGCCCAGACCAGTATTTCAACTTACCGGCACGAGCTACCGCACCCACACCCCGGGTAGGATCAGCGATAAGCGTCACCATCGCATCCAAGCCGCCCGAGCTGGCCTTAAGAGCGAAATTGTCTTCGTACTGCTTCCGGCCCTTATCCGTCCGCGGATCCAAACCCTGGGCGCCCCGGGCCAGAAAACCAAGCCCCCACGGATCCATGCGCTTCCTAAACGCCGCATACTGCCCAGGATCCTGCGGGTTGTAGTCTGAACCCAAAGCACGGTCAAGCCACTGGCCAGCCGACACAGCCGAAAACATGTGAGCCTGACCGGCACTCACATACCGGGTGTCGTCATATGCCTGGCGCCACGTATCGCCCCGGAAAAAGTTGCTGAAGCCCTTGTTGAACGAATCGGCCAGGGTCAGGTCAAGCGTCCCAAATGGACGCTTGACCATCTCGTTAGTAGCCCACAGCGACGTTTGGCCAATTTGACGGACAACCGGAATCTGCCCGATCCCGCCAAGGACGTGACCAGCCCCCGAAAAGATCTGCCCAACCCCATCCGAAAGACTCTTACGGTCCTGCTGCGCCTGGAAAGTGTCACCCAACAGATTCATTGGGGTCATGGCAATATTCCACGCCGCACCTGCGGTTTTCATAAAACCCTGGGTTGCGGCCTTCGCCCCCTGGTCCCACACGCTCTTCCACAGATCAGACCAGTTAGTGTGCCAATTAGACCAGGTACTAGCGAGACCGTCAAAGAAACCCATATTTAACCCGCCGCTCGAACCCTACGCACAAACTGCCGAAACGCAGTAGACGCCATCGGCATATTCGCCATCAACTCAAGCGTAGGAAGACTATTTCGCAAATACTGAATGGAACCCGCATCGCCCGGATCAACAGACGGCAACCCCAAAACATCCGAACCAGGACCAGCCCCAGAGTCAGCCCCCGCCGTCACCGGCTCACCAGGCCTCTGTGTCGGCGCGCCCAAACCCACCACGTGTGACAAGTCCGGGGCCGACACCATGTCCTGTGGGCGGGCCTGGGGGCCGGGAGCTGTGGCCATGGGGGCCGCCTGCTGGGCGGCCCTGAACGTCTGCTGTTCCCCATAGTCCGGGTTGGGTAGATCCCTGACGGGCTGGACCGGGCCACCATCGGTGCGACGTGACAGCTTGCCGGGGCCGCTAGCTGGGGCGGGGTGGGCCGGTGGGCGGTATCCGCCATGATTTTCTGCCATTTTTGCCGCCGCTCCGGGGTCGAAGGGTTACGATGCGCCTACCGGCACCTAGGGACAAGGGGATGGGACCAGTGTCTGTAATCCAAGGGGAAAAGAACCTCAGACGGGTCTTCAATGAACGGATAGCCGAACACGCCGACCACCTCAGTCGACATCAGCCAGACACCAACGGAGTATGTAAGCGATGCGGCAGGCCGTGGACGTGCGAAGCGTTCGACGAGTACAGTGAGTCGCTGGCATACTGGAAACTGATGCTGAACGACCTAGACCGGCCAAAAGTCACGCAGTAATCCGCTCCACGTCACGCAGAACACTATCGGCGAAATCCCGCCGGTCGTCCTTGAAAGCGATATGCGCCGCAATCGCATTGGACACCTCGTCACACGCCAGCCCAATAGTTCCAAGCATGTTGCTGAAACCCGCTACCGCGATACCGGCAAGCCTGGCCCAGCTCCACGGAGCTGGGCCTAGCTCTTGTACTTCTTCCTCGTGGTCCTCAACTGCGGTCACGTGCGGCTCACCTTATTCCCGGCGCCATTCGACGTACCCCGCGTGCCAGAACCCGGAGACTTGGTGCTCTTAGTCATCAGGCCCGACGTCGGGGGCTTCTCGTTGTGGTTGCCAGTCTTCTCGGGCGGCCGGACGGTTGCCCCGCCGGCCTTGGCGTTGCCCTGATGGGGGAGCTTCCGCACCGGGCGTTCGCTCAGGTTTGAGTTGACCATTTTTGTTGCCTCGCATCTTGGGCTTGATCCTGTTTTGCTTACGCGGCTGAACCGGTCGGGTAGGAGTCTCATCCTCCCAAGCATCAACCTTGTGCCAATCGGCCATCAGCGGGCCGTAATGCCGACCTGGAATGAGCAGGTTGCGGGGCCACCGGTGACCGTCCACGAAATGCGGAAAGAACCGCCAGACAAGACAACCGCACCAGCCGTATGGCCCTGACCGACAGAAAGCTGAGCCACACCCACGGCGTTAAGAGCGGCGGTCGAAGCGATGGTGATCCAGTTGCCGTTAGCGTCCATCTGTTGAATGTTCACGGTAACGGTGGGGGTGGTGCCGCCAGTCAGGGCCGTCAAGTTGACACCCACAAAAGCGCGGGTAACCCCGGCAGGCCACGTCAAAGTACCCGTCTGGCTGGACGTTGTGCGGGCCGTGGTGGCTTCTGTGTAAACAGTTACCGGCGTGGGCTGAGTAACCGGCAGGGCGCTAGAAGGGGTGCCGGTCACGGAATCAGAAAGGTTACCGGAGCTGTCCGCGATCTGCACCACAGGGAATTTCGGAGCTGAAGCCATAAACGTTTCCTAGCTATTTCAGACGCGACGACGACGCATTGTGTAGGCGCTCATTGCCGGACTACCGGACGGATTCAAACCTGCCAGCATCACAGACAGATCGGGCCGGCCCCCGGGGGCC